GCAACCACGGCGGTCTTCCTTCTTGAAGCATTCAATCATTGAGGGACTGCATGACACACCCGATCGGGCGAAACATCGGTCCACCTCTGGCATTAGCACGCCTGTGGTTCCATCATTGTCCACTGCAAAATAATATCCTGTGAACTTAGCGCGCTTGTCTCTAATAAAAATCTCCATGTTAAATCCCAAGCGCTCCCACAATTGCATTATGGCAACGTAAATCTCACTCTTCTCGCTTATCCTTGGTGTGGTTGATAAAATGCTGTCATCTCCTTCAAAAGCAGTCGCAATCCATCGCCATGTTCCCGAATGGTCAAGTCCATATCGTCGGTCTGGGTCAAGGAAAAGCTCTGGCTCTTTGAAGATAGCACAGTGCCAGCAAACAAAATTTATCCACCAGTTCAAGCAAGATGTACCACGGTGGCCACTCCTTCGAATGGCGTCAATAATGAACTTCCTGAATTCACCATTCTTCTTGAATATCATCGTTAGTTTGTCCAACCTTGATACGTCAATGTGTGCATCAACCCAACTTTCTGGCTGGGACATGAAGACTTTCAAAATGCTCGCAACATGAATGATAACTGGGTTTTCAACGCAGTCGCGAACATAAATGCTGCACGTGGTGTCCCACGCGGATCCATCTCCTTCAAAGACGGTAGCTCCTGGCCCGCACCCACACTGTGGTGGCATTTTGCTAAAGCCAGTGCGTTGCACTTTTGTTTTATCGTAAGCGGCTTTTGGGACTCGTAGCTCTTGCGAGACTCGGTCCATCGCCAAGCGCTTTCCAAGCTCTTTTATTGTTTTCTTCGGCAAGTGCTTCTTGATCAAGTCTTCAATACAACAAATCGTTAATAAAGATAGCACCTGTCCTTCGTCCCCATCAGCTATTAACATTCTCGGAGGTTTGCCTTCCTCCAATGTCTCTAGCTTGATGTCACATTTCAATTTAAAGCCTGGCTGAATCCTGCAACATAAAGCTTCAACTGCTCTTGATAGACGGTCTTCTGTCCATTTTCCTGATTTGAGGTCCTCGAATAAATGTTTCTCCCACCATTCTGTCACACGACGTGCACTAAATAATGAGCGCTGAGGGTTGTTGCCTATCGCTTCAGACACCATTCGGCCCAGCAGGACCTTGTCACTAGCATTCGCGGTGAACGGACGCTGTTTTCGCGTAATCCGTTTGTCAATTGCGGTGGCTATTCCCTCTGCCTCTTTCGCTGGCACGTTTGGTGGTTCCGAAATTGGTAAAGAGACCACTCCAACGATTTGTTTGGCGTTTGTAGGCTCAGTGGATTGCCCAACGACGCCAACACCGGCCTCATTTTCAACCACACGGTCTTGCCGTTCGACTCGAATGGCAGAATCCTCGTCATTAGCGCCACCTAGTGGATGGCGATCTTCATTTCCATAAC